GAAGAAAAGACCCGCGCCATGGAGCGCTTTAGCCAGGGTTATTACACTTCTAATCAAGACTTGCGTGATGCTCTCTACAAGAGCACTGAGTATCAAGACAAATACAATCAAAGCTATTTAGACAATTATTACGACACCAAGTTTGGCAAACAATCCGTTGATGCGGCTGGAAAGAAAACGGGTCAGCGCACATTTAAGTTTTCGCCCAATCTTCTTCCAACAATGGGTGCGGATCAAACCGCAAACCTTCAGTCCCGCACCGGAATTACAACCCCTCAATTCGGCGATGCCTTCACAGGCACACCCGCAGAGCTGGAAGAACAACAACAGAACATTCGCGACAGCCGTCAGTTCCTTTACAGCGCCGGCCTCACTAATCTTCAAGGTGAAATTGACAAAGAAGTTCAAAAGTTAAAAACTGAAGGCAGTAAAGAGCTTGCCAAGATTCAATCACAAGGTTCGATTTATAATACGTTGGTTGGCAGTTTTAATTTCTAAAATTAAAATTGCTATAATTATTTCAGACCGTAATAGTTGAAATGACTAGCTCCGTTCCTACCGGCCAATCCGGCACCGAAGATTACTTCGATATCACCAAGTTCGAAGAGCTGCTTAATCGCCTTGAGGGCTCCAAGGGCCGTCAACAGCGTCAGAAGTCCCTGGAAGGTCGTCGTGACATCTTCGCTCAGGGTCTCGCCAGCATGATGAGCAATTTCTGATCTTAGTTAACAATGGCTGAAGTTACCACACAGTCTGTTCCCGCAGGCCAATCTGGTACCGAAGATTACTTCGATATCACTAAATTTGAAGAGCTCCTGAATCGCCTTGAGGGTTCTAAGGGTCGCCAACAGCGTCAAAAATCCTTAGAAGGCCGCCGCGATATCTTTGCTCAAGGCCTTGCCACAATGATGAGCAACTTCTGATTTTTTCTTGTAAGATTTATAAGCCATGGCCAGCAGCGTTCCAACTGGGCAAACCGATGTTGATGATTGGTTTGATCTAGATAAATATCGCCAAGCTGCTGGCGTGGCTTACGAATTTTCCAAGCAAAAGATGGAGACTGCTGGTGAGCAAGAACGTGAGACCATTGGGAAGGGCGCAGAAGAGCAACGCGCTTCCGGCCAGCAGCAACAGGAATTCAAACAAGCCGACGAGGCACGCGACTACAAGCAAGCCCAACGAGCTTATCGATATTGAGCTGTTTGACACCTGGGTCGATAATTTAGACTCTGCGTCTCAAGAAGCATTTACAGCGTTTGCTTCTGAGAACTATTCAGTAGTAGAAATCTACCTATACTCCAGGTTCCTGGGATATACCGGAAGCATTACTGCGTGTGATCTTTGGGTTAACCAACATTACACAAAACCTGATCATCGGAAAACACTCTTGTATGAGATTTCCGAAATGCAGGAAGACATCCGTAAATTACGGGAAGCAGTAGAAGATAATACCGTTAAGCGTGATGCGGGTGTTGCTCGCATTGCTTCCATGCAAAAAGAATTGCGTGGCGCTATTGCACAAGTAGAAGAATTTACAAACGTCAAAGATCGCAAGGGTCTCTTGATGGCTGGTGCCGATAGAGCCATTCGTGAATTGATGTTTATTTTCAAAGACGATCCCATTGAAGTCCCGCTGGAAGAGGCAACTCTCAGCGTGTGGGCTCGCATGCAACTTGAAGAATAAATACATTTAGAATAAATTACATAGAAACAGTTAAGTCAATGGGTGCAGGAAAGAACATTCGTTTGGCGGGTGATGCCAGGCGTCGTCAATTAGAAGGCTTGGCGCAACGTCGTGCCGCCGCTTCTGAAGTGTCTTCTACAACTGGCGGTCCCAGCGACAACCCAATGGTTCTCGGTGAGCAAACAGCCGTTGCCCCTAACACGCTATTGCGCCAGGAAATGTATGCCGCACGTCCCGGCATTCAATCTCCCCTGCAAACCCAAGGCCCTCAGTTCAGCGAAGGCATCACAACAGATCCCACTTTCCTGGGGCGTATTTCTGATGGCTCTCCTGATTACGAGCAAATGAAGCAGCGCCTTCGTGGGTTAACTCAACTTCAAAATACAGGAGCTCGCTTCTGATGGCTAAGGACAAAATGCCACCTCAACTTCTTGAGCACTTCAAGAAAAAAGAAGCTAAGAAAGAAGATGGCAGTGAAATGAGCGATAAAGAAAAGCGTCGCGCCGCTTTAGATAAAGCACGTAAATATCAAGAGCAAAAACGTAAAACCAAAAAATAAGTTAGTATTCAGTAATACTCTGAATACACATCGTGCCTTCTTATATTCACTTAGCTCATCGTCGTAACGCTCGCGCTGCTTCTAAGAATTACAAAGTACGCGACAACAAAAACGAAGAGCTGCTGGAGAAGGCCCGCCAAGACTTTGGTTATTTTTGTGAATACGTCGCAGATAAACCACCTGCCGTACATCACAAAAACTGGCATCGTCACTTTGTTACAGAAGAAGATAGTTCCTGTTTGATTCGTATTGCAGGGCCCAACATCGACCTGCTTGCTCCCCGTGGTTCAGCCAAAAGTACAGTTCTTGGTCTGTTAACCGCTTGGGCTATTGGTATTCACACACAAGCCAAACTTCCCCTTCAGATTCTTTACTTGTCGTATACGGTTGACATTGCTCGATCCAAGTCGGCCACAATTAAACGTATTATTGAAAGTAAAAAATACCAAGAAGTTTTCCCTAAAGTACGGCTTTTAAAGAACGTTACAAGTAATGAGTATTGGTCTATTGACCATAAATTTGCCGGCATTGACGTAACTGGTGATGAACAATTTACGCTTTGCGCTGCAGGCCTTAAAGGTTCAGTGACCTCCAAGCGTTCGCACCTTGTCATGATTGATGACGCCATTAAATCGGCGGCGGATATCTCCAATCCAGATATTCGTAAAACAATGCAAGACAACTGGAACGCGGTGATTGCTCCCACCATGTTTGAAGGTGGTCGAGCCATTTGTCTTGGTACTCGATTTAGACATGACGACATTCATGCCACCACATTTAATGAACAAAACAACTGGACTCAAATTGTTTTGTCTGCCATCCAGGTAGACCCCACCAGTGGTGATGAGTTTTCTTATTGGCCAGAAATGTGGTCATTGGATTATTTAAAAGAAAAGAAACGACAAGCGCCTATTGCTTTTTCGTTCCAGTACATGAATCAAATTGTTCGCCAAAACGAACTTTCTCTTCCTCCAGAACTTCTAATTAAAGCCGAAATCTCAACCGAGTTTGATGCTCTTGGCATTGGGGTTGACCTTTCTGCTGGTACGAAAGAGAAAAACGATTACACCGTTATGGTTTTGGGTGGCCGTATTGGCGATAAGATTCACATTATTGATTACCGGCGCCTACGCGTAATGGGCAACCTTGAAAAGCTTGATGCCATGAAGGAGTTGCTGCACGATTGGTCCATCATTGGCCGTGACGAGAAAGGCCATTACTTCCCAACGTATTCGACGTGTGATATTTGGTCAGAAGCTGTCCAGTACCAGGCTTCCCTCGAAGCTGACTTTAAACGGGTCTGCTTGAATGACGAAGCTCTCTACAACTTGATTTGGCACCCAGTCAAAGGCTTCCGTGCAGATAAGCTGGCACGGTTTAGGGGAATCATGGGGATGTTTGAAGACCGCAAAATCATCTTTAATCGTTTCCGCAACTTCACAAATCTCTTCGAGGAACTCACGAATTTCGGCGTCAGTAGTCATGATGACTGTGTCGATGCTTTGGTGTGGTTGGTAACCGGATTAATGCGAAAAGGAAAATTACAACTTGATTACTAGATCTTAAAATTGAAAGAAAAGCATTTTCAATGTGGGCCCCGAATACGTTGCCATTAGCGTTACAGCAGTGATCTCTGCTATAACTGGTGGGGGATGGGCGGCAAATAAAATTCTAGATCGCCAAAAAGAAAAAGTCCAACAGGCGATTGACTACACCAGCTCCCAAAAAAGAAGGATTGACGCCTTGGAAGATCAAGTTAATCGCATGCCTCTGGACTACGTTTTAAAAGTGGATTTCTTGCGAGAAATACAAGAGATGCATAATAACTTTAGACAGATCAACGATAAACTTGATAAGCTTATGGAAAAGCTTTTGTCAAAATGAGTTACATTTTGGAAGTACAAGAGGACGAAAACGGCGATCCATACATCACGTTGCCAGAAGAAATAACTGAAGAACTTGGTTGGCAAGAAGGCGATGTTCTCAATTGGGATGTTCGTGGCGAAGGAATTGTTTTAAGCAAACTTCACGATGCAGCTGGCTACGAAGTTTTGGAAGAGTAGAATACTAAAAACAGGTAATAGCAATGTTTTACGGCGGTGAATCAAACGTTCCAGGCGCTCCGGGCAATTTGTTAGCTGGTGGAATTCCACTGCGCCAGCTGTTTCCAGGAGCTCCTTCCGACATTCCTTTTACTCCGGGCATGCCAGGCATAGTTCGTCCTGGCACTAAACAAAGATTAAAAGACATTTTTCCACATTCCCCTGGAGGGTATGGCGGTGAAGATGGCGGTCCACGCTATGGCACAACACCCGGGGGAATTGCTGGCACTCCAAGTTTTGACATTAACCGTACTCCAGGTGCTCTTGGTGGACGCTCCGGCGAACAACTTAAGCGTATTTACGAAGGCGGCACGCAACAAAACGAACAACTAAACGAAGAGTTACGTCGCCGTGGAATCATGCCCGGTGGACCGCAGTTACCATTAGCGCAAGGTGGCGTGCCGATGGGCAATGCGGGATTCTTTGCTTCCAATCAATACGGACAGCAATTGCCTCCTGGCTATGTAAAAACAGTTTCCTGATGAAACGTAAAAAGCTAGTCAAGAAAGCACTTAAACATCCGGAGCTTTATACCCCGGCAGAACTTGCTTACTTTAAACGCTGGCTTTGGCAAAAGAAACAAGACAAGAAAACTGCTAAGATTCAACTAAAGCAAGAGGCAAATAGTTAATGGCCGCCGACGCTAAATCAAGACTGAAAGAAATTATTGACTCCTATCTTGAAAAAGATGGTGGGTCAATGATTGACACTGGCGTCGTTGCCTCCCACTTGGCTCAGATGAAACTCTTTGGTATTCGCCAAGGGGTTGAGTTTTTTCCGGCGCAAGATAACTTTGGCAATCAACGCAAAGACTTTATTGATCGCGTAATCAAATACAATCAAATTGATACGCGCCTTGATTCCATCTGGGATTATTTCCTTTGTGATGGCCAAGGACTTTTTTATATCCGTCCTACACAATCCAATTATCGTCTTTACTACTTCCGTCGTCACGAATACAGGGCTTACTACAACGTTGATGGTGAGCTCGATGAAGTTGTAATCATCTAC